CGTAGCAAAACTTAGGTATTCTAGCCACCAAATCAGACCCTTGTACGCAGGATATTTGGTTATCCAGTGTAGTCATAGGCCGTTTAAACCCTTTGAAAAACGTATTTGGTTTACCAAAAGTAATCACATTCAAATTGTTGTGCTTCTTCCATAGCTTTGCAGCAGACAATTCAGCCAATGCACCACCTAAAGAATGACCGCAAATCAATGTACGCTTATCATAATCTATATATTTGAGAACCTTCTTCCATACCGACATATGAGCCAGTGTGAAGCCCCCATGACACATTCTTCCTGCATAGGGTACTGGTACTACTAATGCGTCTGTAAGCCAATCTAGCTTCTGCTCAGTGCCTCTAAAGGCTATTACGTCTATAGTCTTACGCTTTGCAATGTAAACAGTAGTGGAAGTCCACTTAGACTCTATCTTTGTAGCATCTTCTACAAACTCTCTGTAAGCCTTCATGCTCCAAGAGCAAGCCATATTTAGCAATACAGGGTCTAACTTCACTATTCAGCTCCCATTCCAACAATTAAAAACGTCACGCCAGCTATTATTATTACAGTTACGACCAATCCCAATACCAACTTTGCCAACTGCTCTATTAAAATCTGCTCTTCTTTCTTCGCTGCCACCCTAGCGGCTGCATTTGCTTTGCGTTTTATTTCACGCTTCTTTTCAATCTTGGCGGCTTCAGCCTTAATTTTTGTCCACCTATGGGTTTGTCCTTTTCTCATATAATGGTCACGGATTTTTTCCATCATCTTCTCAATCCGTTCCTCTTGCTGATCTATCGTTATAGCTTCTTCCAAAGCCGAACCCGCCAACAAATCATCAGTACCCGCATCCCTAGCTTTTTTAATATGTTCTTCAACTTTCTTTTTGGCTGTGAAAAATTTACCAACCTCACTCGCCATGTCCTCAACGTCTTTTTTCTTAGCAATCAATCCTTGCACTGTAACAAAGGCGGTGTCTAACGCCTTTATTGCTAATAATGCTTCACCAATCATTGCTCAATCCTCTTGCACATGGCTGTAATGTTCGTAGTTACTGAATTGAGAATAATTCTCTGAGCAAACTCTTCACAAGTAGTCTTCTCTTGGAAACACAAGCCGCCATCATCACAATCAGATATTGCCGATATTCCTCCAATAATTAGCACCAAAACAAAAATATTCATAACTCATGGCTTTGTAGGCCAATCACTATCTTCTAAGTTAGGCCAGTTTGAATGCGTGGGTAAATCTCTAAGTGCTTGTCTGTATGTAAGCCATTCATCTTTATTTGTTAATGTAATATCTGGCATTTGTGTCCAATCTGAACTTGCTAATTTTGCATTTCTTGAAATTCTATTTTCTTCAATTTTTAATTGAGTTAAAAAATCTGCTTCAGCTAATTCTTCCGCATCTATAGCTGCTTCTTCTTCTGCTGTTAAATTAATTACCCCAAGTTGAGAGTCAATTCTTGTCCTAGTCATAATTAATACCTTATGATTTTGCTAACCCATATATTTTAAAAACTGCTGCTGTAATTGTTCCTGTACTTGGGTAAAAACGTATACCAGTACAAGCTGCTAAATTAGTATTTGAACTTCCTGCTGATTCAGCATAAACACCATGTACAGGAACATAAAAATGCCGTACACCTGAAGGTTCATATATAAGCATATTTCCCCATATTCTTTTATAAGTTCCTGCTCTGTTTACATCTTGCATATATAAAATAAATTGTTGTGGGCCGCTTGAGTTTTCGTGCATATTTGAGCTTTCAGACAAAAATCTTATGCTGTCGTTATATCTATTGCTTTTCCAAAATCCAGATGTTTCTCCTGCACTAGGAGCTTCAACATTGTATTTTCCGAATTTTGCTGCAACAGTCCAATAATTTGAGTCTGTGCGAAAACTACCATCTATTTTTAATCTAGCTTTTAAATATGAACTACTACTCGCGTAATAATTATCTATAACAATCATATAATCATCATAAGTCGAATCTATATTTGTTAAATCAATTTGAGAAGATGCGCTTGCTGTTGTAGAAGATAATAACGTCCAAGCTCCACCACCACCTGCATTAGCCCAAGCTATGTCTGTACCATCTGAAGTTAAAACTTGATCAGCAGAACCTTTTGTTAAAATAGCAGTTTCACCAGAAGCATTACCGTAGATTAAAGAACCTCTTGATAAAGCATCTAGTTTGTTAATTTCTGTAGCGGTTGAGGTAACTCCATCCAGAATATTAAGTTCTGCCGTAGTAGACGTTACACCATCGAGAATATTTAACTCAGAAGCCGTAGAAGTTACGCCATCTAATATATTTAACTCAGCCGTCGTGCTTGTAACACCATCCAATATATTTAGTTCAGCACCACTAGCAGTCACATTATCAAGTGCGTTAATAGTAGATGCGCTATCTGCTATATCTCTTGCTCTACTCATTAGGGTTTCTCCGGCCAATCATCATCAGTTAAGTTATGGGGGAAATTACTGTGTGCAGTTATATCCCTTAATGTTTGTCTATAGGTTGTCATGGCATCAGTCATAGTGACATCAGACAAAGCATAAAAGTCTGTTTCAGCAAGCAATCCATCACGTTTAGACCTTACTGCCGCAGCAGCATCAGCATCTAACTTAGCCTGATACGCTGTTTCATGTTCTGCTTTGGTCGTTGTTACACCATCAACAGTAGTGTCTTCAAACATATCCCTTTCAACCCATGCCTGTACCCACTGGCCATTGTCGTTTTGTTCAACACCATTTCGTACATAATGCTTATAAGCCTCAGAACTTGTAGGCTTTGGGGTTTCAAATACAACATCTATGCCTAAGTCAGTACAAACTTGATCAGTCCATATCTTAGGAATAGAAGTATTAGGAAATAGCGCAATAACTTCACTTTTAGTTTTTACGCTTCCGTCTGATTTAAGTCTGTATTCAGTCATTGTTTTGTCCTACGCAAAAGCTAAATATATGTATGTGCCACTACTGGCGTTTAAAGCAGCAGGAGCAGAAGACGTTACGGTAAAACCTGAACTATGAGGGTCTATGTAATCTGTATTTGTAACTGAAACAGCAGTACTATTTATAAAAAAATAAGGATCATTACCCGATACAATTCCGCTTGTAGAATCATAGACGTACCAATCACCACTAGCATCAGTTCTTTTGATAAGTACAAATCTAGCAGCAGCATTTAGCCCAGTTACATTTAAATCGTTACCTGTGCCTGTGTATGTTCCTACTTTTGAGATTCCGTCTAATGAAGCAAAGAGATAAGCTATATAAGACTCACCGAACACACCAACACCAGTAGTATTATAACCAACAGTAAATTGTGTTGCTGTAGGTTGGGTGCTATCAAAAAGGTTGTAAGTACCAGTTCCACCTTCAGCAACATCTAAATTTAATCCAAGTGTGTCTGAAGAAGTCACACCAAGTAAATCTGGTGCACCAACAGCCCAATTTCTTGCGCCATAAACTGATGTGGTCTGCTTTACAATTATTAATTCTGGTTTTACTGTTAAATTATGGTTATGTACATTTCTTGGAACAGGATCAGATAGAAGTGGGCTATAAACAACCACATCAAATACTTTAGGGTATCGTTTAAAAAAATAATTTATAATTGAATCGCCAGAACCATCTAAGCCGAATGATGAACCTCCTGAAACAGAAACACCATCCATATCATAAGAATCTAAACCACCATCACTATTAGGTTGAGCATCCGTAGCACTAGTAAGTAGGTATCTTTTACCTCTCAATCTATTATAAAGAAGCGGATTGTAACTACCTTGATTAGTTGCTTTGCTAAGATATAGATCAGGAGAAAAACCTACCCCTGTTATACTTGCAGAGCCACCGCCACCTGTTCTACTTATTGCTTTAAAAACATCAGTACCCGCTGAAGGTTCTTTCATTGGGCCACGACGGATTGCCATGTAGATGTAGTTCCAGGTATCAGAACTAGTTCCATGACCTTCATGTATAAACCCCGTAGAAGTAGGTTTTATTTCATAACCACTAGTATTTGATAAAGATGATTCAGCAGAACCAACATTTGGATTTAATAACTCTCTATTATTAACATTCCAACCGCGCATATTGTCGTGCATACGCCAGTTATCGTTATTTGAACTACTTGCATTACTGAATAACTTATAAATAATAAATTGAGGTTCAAATCCTAAATTTACACTTACTTCTCCAGAAGTAGTCCCAGTAAAAGAACCTGTTTTTATAATCGCTTCATCACCATCATCACCAAAGATTTGTGCATCACTTTCATCGCCATCAGCAAACAAGTAGGCAACAAAACTACTGCCATTATTATTAACCTGTCCGTAATTACCAACAGTAAAGTTCGTAGATGTTGGTGCTGTAAAATTCCAATATCCGCCCGGTGACGATGACCCGTTGGCTGCTCCGGTAGTATTGTTTAAAGATAACGAATAATTAGATCCGTTTGATGAAGCTACAGACTTATGCCACACACGCCAAGCATAACCTGACTCAGTTAGCATCTTAATAATTATCATTCCGGGCTTGCAGCCTAGATTGTGATTTATAGTTTTGCTAGTGTTACCATCTCCAGTATAAGTAACAACATCAAAAAATCCTTTTTGTTTTCGGAATGCCCAAGAGGCATAATTATAAGTGTAATTTACAGACGCAATCGTCCAACCAGTACCCAAGGTAAATCCATTATTGTTAAAACTCGTTAAACTATTTGCGTCAGTTGATTCAGCATTGTTATTTCCTGAAGATATAAATTTTGTTACACCTCGTTCAGTGTCAAAAATACAAGAATTATCAGTAGCATTTCTTGCTTTTATCCATACCATACCGCCTTCGCCTGACAAATCTAGTCCATTGTTTATGGCATTACCCGCAGTATTATTACCCGTGTAAAGATGCGTAGAAAACACATCTTCAACGTAGACTTTATCACCACTGGCAGAACCCGCAGCTTGCATAAGAGCGTTTCTTATATTGGTCATGCTAGAGCTAACCCCGCAGTAAAGCCATACCATGTAGTACCGCCATCACAAGTGATAAAAACTAATACATCTGTTCCGCTAGTTGTTAATGTTGGTGCTGTTGCACTAGGCCAATCTACACTTGCGGGCCATGTTTGAGTTGCTGATCCTCCGTTTACTAATTTGAGTACAAAACCACAAAGTTCATCTGAAGCTGTAGGATTGCTAAATGTCCATGTAATTGCACCGCCAGCAGTTGCCGTAACAGAATTACCAGCCGTCAAATCAATCGTTGTGCTGCCTGACACACTACCTAAAGCATTAGTGACTTCACCATAGTCTTTAAGATTGACCCTACTTACTGTTTGGTCAGCACCCGCTAATTCAGCAGATAAAGTAAGTCCTGCCAATGTAGGGTTGCTTAAAGCTGCTTTAGCGTCTAACTGAGTTTGTATCGCAGAAGTTACGCCATCAACGTAGTTAAGCTCTGCTGTCGTAGCCGTTACGCCATCTAGCAAATTAAGCTCTGTAGCTGTGCTAGTCACGCCATCTAAAATATTTAACTCGGCAGCAGTAGAGGTAACACCTAAATTAGTTAAAGCTGTTGCAGCATTATCCAAGTCACTTAGATTGTTTGAGAGTTGTGCAAATCGAGCATTAGAAGCTGCTTGTGTGTAAGTATCTGATACAGAAAAAGCACCATAAGCTACAAGGTCAACAATATCACCTGCCGCAGCACCAGTAGCCAAGACTACATTAGTGCCACTTGTTGCAGTTACATCAGTTCCTACTAACAACTTAATACCATTTAAGTAGACATCAACAAATCCAACATCATAAGTAATATTAAA